CGTGCAAAATGCATGTTATTCTCATGACAGGAGAATTTTTAATTCATTTACATATGAAAATCACTTTGTTTTCATAATGAAGGAAATATTATAACATTAAGCCAATTCGATAATCAAAGAAGAAAAGGTCAAACTGACAGCTGTTAAACTACCGGTTGCTCCTACCATTTTGACTTGAATAGAAAGCGTGTCAGTTCCGTTCATAGATAGAACAGCTCTGACCGAGGAAGTAATGTCGGGACTTGCTACAGTTGGTAAATATGCTGCTTGTGATTGTTGCATAATGCTACCGTTCTTATAAATAGCAAGCGTTGTTTGTGTGGATTCTAATGCAGTATTATTGAAGCTACCTATGTAATGAACAGTATAAACTCCAGCCGGCAACGTAAAGTTTCCAGCGGCGTATCCTGCATTTACTGATAGAGCATCAAAATAGACAGCCCATGGTCCCAACAAGGCCCATGTATTGGTAGGTAACGCCTGATTGGCAGATAAGGCTAAGTAAGATGTTCCGACAGCAGCGCCTAGTGTCAACGACAGGTCATTTTGGGGTGAATAAAATTCAAAATCATAATGGACCCATAGTTTGCCCACGGCCGCTGTTGAAGCACAATTATTGGTATAAATACCAATACCACCCAGGTCATATGACTTGGGATCGCCTTGTACCGCAGTTGTGCGTACGAATTTTCTATTGCCAGGGGCCATGCAGGCTTTTACGTCAAAATCGCAAACAAGATTTTGCCATACAGGTCCAGCAACTGCACCACAATTGCCCATAGCTGCAATTTCGGTAAGAGGTAAGGCATCAGAAACGTCGTAAAAAGGCACTAACATAATTTCACCCGCAGTTGCAGATGAAGATAGTGTGACGAATTCGTATGCTATTCTAATAACACGATATTGTTCATATTTACCAGCTATGTTCGCTAACCAGGGAAAATCAGATGCTAACCCGGGATTTATACGATATGCAGTTGTGGTAGTAAAACTCGTTGAGCCAGCAACTGTTGCCAGCACTAGTTCTTTATGTTGAACACGATATGATGACCCAACATTCTTAATTTTCGGAGGGTATGTTCGTGTACTCGTGCCGTAAGCACTGGGCACAAGAGATGATGTTGAAGAGTTCGCAAAGTTGGCAAATTTATTTTTATTTTTATTTTTATTTTGTTTGTTCTTTGCTCTCCCTGATTTTTGCAACAATTGCACCCCAAGTGCTCGTCCGATGTCTCGAGGTATGGTGATGACATCATCAATAGCGCGTTCAACACGTTTGACAGCTTTAGACATGATTTCGGTTGGTGTTAAGATATTATCCTAGCTAATATTTACGTGACTTTAATTTAATTTTTAATCATCCGGGTAGCCAGTTCCGGATAGTCACGGGGTATGTGCACTAAAGGGGCAGGTTACACGTCATTTGACGTGTTTCCTACCGTGGGGGATTTTCTACCCTCCACACCATGCTTACGCTTTGGTTTTGTTTTTAACTTTACTTTAGTACGTACTTTCTTTTCAACAGTTATCGGTTTAAATATATCTCCATTAATAACCACAGGATATTCAATGGTCAATTTCTTATCACTATCAACTATTATAGGTGGTGTTAATAAGTCATCTGGCACTATAATTTTGTCCAACCAATTGTTGAACCGGCCAAAATCAATACCCGGAAGGTATTTGATTATATAGTCGGTCATCCAATCGGCACATTCATTGGGATACTGTTCATTACTCGGAAACTTAGCGAAATAATTCGCAATTCCCAAGTTCATTGTAATCTCTCCCATCATGTTTATGACTTTACTCGAAAATTCACCAATAATTGGTGTATTACGATCCGTTAAGAAATAGCCCATGCACTTTTCATGCAACTTTTTCAGAGGAACAATGTTGGAAGGCAGGCCGTGCGTAGTATGAAATTTCGACAATTGTCGTGGCACATCGCACATTGAATTTTGTTCTCCTGTCCAAACCTCTGGTGAATAAATTCTCGCTAAGAATTTTACTCCTGGTTGATATCTGTTGATGACTTCAGATGTGAGTTTTTGGCCCACACTCTTACTCAATCTCTCTAAGGTGGTGAGTTCAACATTAGTAGTTAAACCATCATCACCGCCATATATACCCAAACCATTCCAACATTCTTTAGGTGTCAGGTAATCGTTTCCTTTCTTCTCGCTACGCAACGATGCATAAGCTATAAATGCATTGTCTATAGTATTGAAGCAAGATGTTTCAAAGGAACCTGACAACCGAATGTTATCAGTCGTGTACTTTATTCCACTAGTAGTTCGGGCATCCCTAAATTTCTGTTTGTCCATTATATCCATCAAAGACTGATGATGTTCTTTCGCAAAAGCACGCATCATAATTCTCTCTTCCAGGGATCGCAACACGTTGGAAACTCGACCGTCCCAACGGCTATAGTCAGAGGCTATCACCGTTGTGGCTCGTTCAAGGATCTCAACAACTCGTGTTGCTATCTCTTTTGGAGTTTTTGAAAACGCGTACCAATCTTGCTCTTTCAGTACCACATCAAATGCATAGATATAACTTGCATAAGTATATTTAACATGTGGTTCCAAAGTAGAAATTATTCTTGGGTCTTTGATGTCGGTATATGTTTCAGCTTTAAGGAATGTTTTTACTATATCATTTTTCTCAAGAGTCATTGCTCCGCGGTCCATGAGAATACGCTGTACTGGTTTACTTTGTTTCTCATAGATCAAATCTTGATCAACGGGGTATAACTCGTGGGCGTCAGGTATTAGTAGTTTTGTAAACTCATCCATTAATTTATTTAAAAAATGTGTCAATTCTAATTCCTCAGACTTCACATTAATGACTCTGCCGCGTACGGCAGCACGTTCAGTTTCCTTATCTCGTGCTGGGGCGTAGGCATTATCATAAAATGGTGTCATAAATGAGTACATTAATGGTTTTGATGATTCTAATGATTTAGTATCATATGAATAAGTTTTTAAAGCAACATCTGCTGGACACACATAATCTATGGGTAATACGTCAGAATCTCGATGATATTTCACCAAACTAGCGGCTATTGTAGTATCTTCCGTCCGTAACATCGTTTTTACTTGGGCCAAGCTTAAATCAGTTTTGCTAAGTCCTGTGACTAATGATACGGTATCATCATCCAAAGCGTTGATAGTGGCACTTGCATAACGGTCTACTAGTCCAACCGAACGTTTGAGACCATCCGTGGTCATTACGTTCAAAATTAGATTTTCGCCGTGTGCGACTGCCAACCTCATCAGAATTTTGCCTGATAGCAATGGGTGATACACCAAAGTCACATATGTCTTAATCGGAGTAAGAAGAATCAATTGATGATGTTCCGCAGTTTGACGTCGGTCTATATTATAGGCTGTTGTTCTCATGCGCCAAGTGTCCCACAAATACGTGCGTGCAATCAACACGTCCGTATTATAGTTCCAAACTTTATGTTGGAACGTAGCACCACCACTAACTGTGAACAACACTTCATCATCTTTATTAAAGGTGAATGCTATGTTCTTCTGGTTATTAGTGACGCTACTGGGTTGAAACGTAGATATTATATATGTATAAATCTCCGTAGCTAAAATATATGGCATGTCGACATACATGTCCACGTCGACCATTGCTATCACGCAATCTTTCGGTGGTGCATACATAGATGTACTAACATTGAGATCTTTAGCCCAAAAATATGTCCGGACACCCTCTCGCTCGTTACGTTT